TAGCACCATAGACACTCAATGTTGTGCTTGGAGCGGCGATACCAACACCAACGCGATCATTGGCAGCATCAACAACAAGAGTAGTTGTATCGACTGTCAATGCACCTGTAACGCTGGCTGAAGCGAGTGTGGTTGCCCCTGCGCTAAGTGTGCTAGATAGAACTGTAGCACCAGTGACATTAAGTGTACCAACGATTCCAGTGTTTCCTGTGGTATCAGCTACAGTAAAGACACCACCATCCATAGTAAGACCACCGTTTAGTGTAGTTAAACCAGAAACAGTTAGTGTAGATGTTGCGGTTAAAGTTGAATCAGCTGTCAAAGTATTCTGGAATACGGCAGCACTAGTAAATGTCTTAGCTCCGTTAATTGACTGAGCTTGGTTTTGATCTAGATTTACATAGTGTGATTCAATAAAACCTTTATTTACTGCGCTTGTTGTTTCGCTACCAAAAGCTGTTGTTGGGTTGGCAAGATTGATAATCTTGTTTGTTCCACCCATGTCCAAATCATTACCAATTGTAAATGATGGAGCAGAAGAACCAGAGATATCAGAACTGCGTAGATATTCTGATTCAATCTTATAGATTACTTCTTGAGTAAGCTTTAGTAGCTGATTAACCTGTAGGTTTAATTGCTGGCTTGTTAATCGTGAACCAGCAGACCAAGACACATACGATGTATTTGATACAGTCTTGCGTCTAACTACAATAGCTTCACCACTAGTAATAGTAGGAATAGTGTAAGTTAGACCAGCAAGAGTACCTTTTTCAAAAGTATATGTTCTTGTGTTTGGTGCTACAGATGGTGTAAGAGTTAAGATTGTTTTGGTAGACTCGTTTACAGTATAGTCATCTTTGTTTACAATAAAGATTCTATGTAAGTCATGTGTACTAATATTATCTTTAATGTTAACTGTTACAGGACCGGGTGTAACCGAAGCTGAAGTTGGGAGTGAAAAAATTCTTTCTATTTCCAACTGATCTTTGTGTGGAATACCTGATTGAAGATTTAATGAGGTATAACTAAAAGTACCACCAACTGTCCATGAGCCACTTACTGAAGTGACTTCATTTGCTAAATTATTGTATGTCATGTATACTCCGTTATGTTATTGAAGTGTATTTCTGCTTGAACTTACCCTTGAATTCCATGTTCGTAATATTGCATGGGGTTGGATAAGAAGAAACAATAGATATACTTGTGCTATCTGAATAGCCGTATATCTTTGCTACAAACTCTCCCTGATTGTCTGTTGTCTCCAGAGGGAGAGTATCTTCTCCTGCGGTAAAGTCTACCATTGGAGCGGCAAACTTAGAAACCAACGGAGTACGACCACGATGTGTAACCTGAATATCGTAGTTACCTGTGTTAAAGTGCCTAAAGATACCAGTACGAATATTCAATACACCGTCAATTATATTGTTATTTTCGTCACGAACAAACATAGTACTCAAAGTAACCGTCATATCAAAAAGAGTACCAAAGTAAATATAATGGTCATTATCAGTTGGCTGATAGTCTCCATTTACATCTACTTCAATATAGTTTGTTGTGCCGCTTTTAGCTAAAGGAGCTAAAACAGTAAACTCTTGGTTTCCCCAAGTAGAATCCAATACAAGCCTACAAGGTGGTGCAGCACCTAGTGGATAGTTTAATGATGGTATCCTAAATGTTGTTATTCCTGTTGCGGGATCATAACGAACATTGTAATTAGTAGGCATTGTAGATGCATTATAAGGAATTAAACGAAGACGCAGCAATGAATCCAAGCGTGGTACATTGATTTCTTCATTTATCATCTTAACACGCATTAACATATACTTATCATCAGCTAAGACTAGCGCATATAAGTAATTCTTATAACTTTGAATACTCTGAATATCTATAGTTGGAACATAACTATTAGTCTGTGTATCTAATACAAATCTAAAGAATGAGTTTTGAATTACTTTTTCTGCACTAAAGCGACTAGTGTAAAGATAGATTTCGTTAGGAGCATCGGCATTTACAATTGCTACTGTATCCTGAGCTGGTGCAGTACAGATATCTCTATAGTTTGTTGGTAGATAATTTGCTGCTGAAGCCGAAACTTCTACAGCAGACGAATATCCCATTGCGTTTTTTCCAACAAACAGATACAAACGCCGTGGTCCAAAGAAGTATAGACGAGAACCAATCAACTGAGGCTCTGCAATAGTAGCTGTTGAATAGTAAGTTACAGGAGATACATTGACATTTGTTGGCGACAACTCTGTTCCACTAGCTGGAGCTAACTGGAACTGTGTACTTGCTTTGGTATCAACAAATAAGTAATCTTCAAACGGAATCATACTAGAAATTTCAGCGTATGTGTTAGAAGAAATACGAATGTCAATGGGGTCTGTGGTTACAATGTTGGTAGGATCATCAATAAATAGATTCTCATACTCACCCATCTGTGAACAGAATACCACATCATCCGCAGCAAACCAAAGTCTATCCTTAAAGACCGCGATAGAATGGATCTGAACTTGTCTTAGTTCCTTTTTATCGACTGTCTTGAAGATACTTGGACCGGGGTTGCTATCTTTTGTTCCTGAAGTTCGTGGTGTCCACTTCATTTTCTCAACAGACCAAGCTGTTACACCGCCGTCTACAATAGTTACTTTGATTCGCTGAGGCATTCTACGGGGATCAATGTAAGAATGTTCATCAGGTGTTCTAATCTTTTGTAGGTATGGTCTACCTTGGCTTGTTATAGCTGTACGACCAGCTCCACTACTTGTATAAATGTTTTTGGACGAGTCGTAATAGAAAGTTTGTTCTGAAGGATTCCAAGAAATAACACGATAGTAGCCACTTGTTGTATTTAGATATGGATTTAATGTATAATAAATCTTACCACGACCGTCAATGATGTTATTAAAGTCGGTGTCTTCATCATATAACAGACGAAGCATATCTCTAGCTTTTACATCGCTAGTGGTTAAATTTGAGTTATTGGCATACCAATCATCTTTTTCTGGTGGTAGTCTGATTTCTGAGAGATCGTCTACTCGCTGGCCAAGATATGCGTATGTGCTGTTAAAATAAAAGTAATCATCAACAGAAATATAATCAGCACCAGTAAGTGCAATAGAGTATTGGCTTGTACTATCTGGGTGTGTAGTCCAAGCAACGCTTACAGTGCATTCTCTTGTGCTGCCAATATAATCAGAAATAACTCTTGTTTGTCCTGAACCAGTACCAGCTGTAATCGTTATAGACATACCATTATAAATATCGTCTATTGTTGAGGCAGTGGTTGCTAATGTAATTTTATTTGAAGCCCCTGTTTGAGCCAAACCAATAATAACACCCGGTCGCCATCCTAATAGAACATCATCCGTTGTGGATACACGACCGTCTTCACCGACATCGTATACTTTGGCTACCTTTGCTGCGGTATAATAAGTAACACGCTGCCCTGCTGTGTCAATGTTTCCTGAGACTGAGCCATCTAGATTAAATAAATAACCATCGGTATCTGAACTAAATCCAGCAGATACATTTGTATTCAATACAACAATATTAGCTCCCAAAGAAACAGCCTTAAGGGATTCCTTAGCTGTCTTTGTGGGAGTACCATATGTAATATAAGCGCGACTGTCAGCGTTAACTACGCCCAAAGCAGCAGCGGCTGCATAAGTCGGAATAGAATTAGCTGTTTGATACGCTATTACTGTGGCGTTTCCGGGTGCGATATCTGTTGCCCATTGGGTTTCTGGGGTAAGTTCGTTCCATGTTCCGTCTGGTTTGAGTTGGAAGACATAGAAGAGCTTATCAGCATCTCCAGTTGCATCATAGTCAATAATGACAAGATATGTGTTATCATCGTTTATGCTATACCAATAATAAAAAAGGTCATGTCCTGTTGGGAGATTATAAAAATGATACTTTGTACTATCTAAAGTAAAATCCCAACCGGGTGTACCATCAATGAGATTAATTGTATCTTGAGGAATAATTTCAAAACCAGCTCGCTTTTCCAAGCCGCGCTCAAGAGATACCAAAGCATTGTCAATACGCTCTGCTTCATTTGGCTGTCTCTTGTTAGCTGCATTGGTAGCAACTGAGTTGAGATTGTTTACGGGGATTTTTGTGCTAACAAGACCACCCCTTGGTCCGCGTCTTCGTATTGCCATTAAATACCTCTGCTATGCCAGTAGCGGAATCTATTTGGATCACTGAAATAACGAGATCTAAATGCAGCATCTCTTAGAATACTAGATGAAGAGAAGATATTCTTTCTCTTATCGTTGATATCAGCAGCTCTTCCCTTGATGTTATAGACCTGTTCCTGATAGCCCAAGAATGCATCAGTACCTTCATCACCCTGAGTAATGCTCTGATACTGACGCATTGCTGTAGCTAGGACTGCTCGTTGAGCTGTTGTGTCTAGATTTTCCCAAGGAAGTTTCATTGTAATTTCTACATAATAAGGAGCTGAGTCAGCAGCCCATATATCGGTATTGTCGGTAATATTCCAAAGTTTTGGGGATGGTCCTGTGTTTGAGATACGCGCCTTAATAAGATAATTATCATCATTAAGGTGTCGTGACACAAGCTCAGCAGCGATTAGACCTTCTTCGTCTGCGTTTGAAATAGGTAAATAAATATAACCAGAAGTATCTGGTGTGAACTTACGAACATATTTATTATTTGCAAGACCTCTTAACTGAAAGTCAAGACTGACTTGCTCAAGAATACTATCGGCAATTCCGGTGTCAATTCCTGATTCGCCTTCTAGGTCGGCTACAAGGTTTTCACCTGAAGCCAACAGCATTTGATTAATTGCTTGTAACTTAGTCATTAAGCCCATATAGCCTCCTGTTGTTGTTAGAGAAAAAACCCACCGACCCCCACTTAAGGGGGCCGGGGGTAGATATGAGATCACCTCCTCTTCAGACGCGGTTTAAAACCACAAACCCGAAAGTAGAGAGTGAGTCAGTCATTAGATGTTGGCATACTCAGCGGAGAAGCCGTTGGTGAGGTTAGCGTGAGCTGCGCCTACACCAGATGCGCCGTTACCGTTGAGGTGATCGCGGAGTGAAGCGCGGTCGTTGCTGCTATCGCTTGGAGCACCAGAGATGATAGCCTTGCACATTTCGGGACGGATTACGCCAGTACCCTTGAGCATGCTAGCAACGGTGAACTGGGTGTTGCGGCGAACATCCTGTACGGTGTCAACCTTCATGCCCATGAGTGATAAACCAGCGACTGCTTCTGGCTGGAAGATGATTCCGTAGAAGCTAAAGCCAGTGTAACCCTGAGCAACGGTGGTAGCATATGAAGTGCTAGCAGCATTGAGGTTATACTTTGCGCCACCAATCTTAGATGCAGCAGCTGCGTTAGCTAGGTCAGTCTTTGGTAGGTGGTTGGACTTGACGATCTTAACGCCCATGTAATCAAGAGCATCAGTCATCATGTTCATACCAACAGCCAATGGAGCACCAAGATTACCGACTTCTTCACTTGCGCCGAAGAGTGGGTAGTTAGTGAACTTATCATTAGCGCGTGGAATACCAAGAGCGCGGATGACTTGGAAGACCTTTGGAGTAACAACGCAGTATGGCTGACCGATGGTTACATCGTTCTCTTGGCAAGCAACGAGGTAGTTTTCGATCTCCTGAAGAACTAGGAGAGCCTGTGAGTCTGTGCAATTAGAAGCAAGAACAGAAGCAGAAACAACACCGGGAGCTTGGAAAGCGTTGGTGGTGAAGTCAGAGCCACGGGGATCGCTTGAGATTGGAGCAACAGCGCAAGCAGCGGCAAGAGCCATAGCAAGCTGACGGTCGCGGGTGTTGGCGAGGGTTAGACCAGCCTGACGAGCTAGCTCTGAGCGGTAATCCCACTGAGTAACGAGCAAGTCAACATTGTCAGTCTCAAAGTGAGCTGCCATTGGACGGCTGTCGAGGTTGACCTTGAAGGTCTTGCTCTCAGCATCGCCGCCGTTTAGCTCAACACCAGCGTTCCATGCTGGATTGAGAGCAACAGTACCAGTGATTGGGAACTCGTATGAGAAGCCACCAGTTAGAGTCTTGGTGGTGATCATGTTCTCAAACATGTTGAACTGATCATAAGCATTGATTACTTCACCAGACCAGAGTGGGAGCCAGAGCTTGTTTGTACCAGAACCAGCTGCGCCGCCACCAAGGGGAGCTGCTGATACTGAATCACGATAAACCAAATCACCGGGCTGTAGATCATCAAAAGTAGACATTGTGTAAATTCCTTATATAAGTAGACTAAAAGTTTGAGACAATAAGAGTATGCTCAATCGTTCGATTGTTCCTAAAGGAGTCTACTTGCTTGAGTGAGTCCAGCCAAGGGTCATCCATTACCTTTCGGGGGATTTACCCATAGGCTGTCCTCAGTCAATCCGCTGTCTCAGTATGCGGATTATTTAGGTAGTTTTGTAAAGTCAGTGCGCATCATCCGCTGCTCCACATAATTGCGGAACTTTGGATCTGCATTGAACTTTGGGTTATTGCGCTCAGCCATGAATTCTCGCTTATTCTGATAAGCGACAATACCCTGACGAGTGCTGGCAATTGGAACTTGTCCCTTTGCCGTTGGCTTGGGTTCTGCCTTCTTGCTTGTGCCAGTAGCCTTAGCATACTTAGCTTGCAAGCCATAAAGAGCAACATCCCAAGCGGGAGAGGCAAGATTGCTATTGATAGAATCCTGCTCAGCCTGAGTAAGATTCTTGCTAGCCCAATCAAACATCTTGGCTAGCTCATTCTTGCCTCCGATTAATTCAGCAGCTTTGCTATAAGCGACCTCAAGCTTTGCCTTCTGTCCCATCATGTATTCACTGATGACGGAATCAGGCAAGTTGGTCTTCTTCTTAATCGTTTCTAGAGTCTCTGGAGAAAGGTCATTCTTAGTGGCGAACTCAATTGTCCATTGCTTCCAATCATCTTCGGTAGCAGAGACAGGAACATCAGCCTTAGTTGCTTCCGCCTTCTTCTCTGGGATCTTAAGAACTTCTGGTACGACAGGAATCTCTTCCTGTGCCTTTGGAGCAGCATCCTGTTTGACCGGGTTTGCTGTAGAGGGTGTCTGCTCGTACTTCTTCTTTAGATCAGCGACTTCCTGCCGTGACTTGGTGTATTCCTTTTGAGCGTTCTTAAGGCTTTCAAACCAAGCTCCTGCATCCTTAAAGTTCTCAGGAACAGTCATACCTTGGTTTCTTACATAAGCGTCAAAAGCAACCTTCTCACGGGCGAGAATAGCATCTTCTGCTGTCGATGTAAGAGATTGTTCCTGTGATACTACTGGAGTCTCGGAGGATTGTTCCATCATATCGGGAGTCTCTTCATTCATAGTGTGTATCTTTCGTTAGAGTTGAAAATTAAAATTACTTCTTCTTAGCGGCCATCTTCTTGACGGCCTTCTTGACAGCAGCCTTCTTGACTGCCTTCTTCATTGGCTTCTTCATTTCTTTCCTTTCTTTGGGTATACCATTTTCATAGCGTCTTTTCCTGTGCAAGTGGTTGTCTTACCACAATTGCACTTATATGTTTTCTTTGCCATTATCTATCCGTTTCTACATAGATGCGTTGCATCATTGTGTTTCGGGCTACGGCATTGATTGTAGCTAGCTGATAGCCAGCTCTCATCAATTGAGTATTGCCGGGAAGGTTATTTGAGGTAGATCCTTCTGCTGTGATGTTATCTGATACATTGTCTACACGCCAATAGATTGTGTTGCCTACTGGAGCGCAGAAAATATAAAAATCATACAACTTACCAGCAGTAAAAGTAAGACCTGTATCTGATAAACTGAGAGTCGTACCATCTTTGGTAGCAAACTGCCAGTTAGTATCCTGTGCTGCACCGTTCACATGGCGTCTAAAAAAGCCACAGTAATGACCAGCAGGATTATCAGAACCTACGCTAATAGCCATAGTCTGGTTGGTCAGGCCAACAAAGATACGGCTTCCTGTGGTAGCTGCTGTCTGATTATAGCTAGCATCTGGAAATGCAACTCTTGCAGAATAAAAGAAACCGTTAGCACTATCCGCAACAGATCCACGCAGAAACATTAAAGCACTTGTTCCTGTTCCTGCTGTAGCATTTGCTGTAGCAGCAGTAACAATATTAGCAGTATTTCCATAAGCTTCTGTAATTACTGGATGTGAAATAGTACCAGCAGAAGTTACTGTACACCCAAGAGCCGTTAAAGCTGTGGTTGCACCAGTAGAAATAATTACAATATTGTTCTGAAAGAACGATGGTTGTAGTGGTGTTGCGATTCCGCTTGGTCCTTGCTGGCGCAAAAACATGCGACCAGCTAAGGACTTAGCGTATACATTTAAGTGATCGGTACTTGGTGGTGTTGGTGTAGCTGAGTTTTCAAAATCAATTACAGTTGAAACATCCAAAGAGCGTAGATTAGAGTAAGCCAAGCTATTCCAAGCTGTAGTCCCATCACCAATCTTATACTTCTTTGTATTTGTTTCGTAACCAAACTCACCCTCTGATAACACAGGATTTGCAGAAGTCCAGTTAGCTGCCGTATCTCTACGGAATTGAATCTTTACGCTCATGCTGAACCTCCGTCATATGCTAGGCCGATCACAGGAATGCTAGAAGCATTACCACCCTCAACATTTGATGGTGTGCTCACTGTTGCTGGAACCCACGCAGTTCCGTTCCATTGAGGAACTTGATTTGTGGTCGCTCCGCTTTGGGTGAGCGCACTTAGCGTATGTGTATGTACAGTATTAGCCTTACCGCTAATTGCTGTATACACTGGTGTTAAGTCAGTAGCTGAACCAGAACCAGAAGCAACCGCCGCAGAAGCCTTTAATAATCGTTTAGATAATAATTGCAGTTCGTTGGTGGTTTTTTTAGATGCCATATTAAGTATACCTAATTAATCTAGCTATTGCCGAACCAATCATTCTTAAATAACCATTATTGCTAGTTGTTGCTGGCTGATAAAAATAACCGTTCATTGTGGTATCTAACCAAGTAACACTTGTTGTAGTATAAGTAGCTGAATTTAGGTGAGCAGCGTATACTGTATTAGATAGTTTTTGATACATATTATTTGCTTTTAGCTGTGCCGCTGTATACAAACTCTCTAAATCTAAAACAGTAACATTTTTGCTAATGTTTGTTGAGGTTGCTCCCCATACATTTGCAGCTTGTGCTATTGCTGGTCTGTTTGTTGCCCATGCTCCTGCACCGGGATCTCCGTTTACGACAGGATGGGTAACAGAAAAGATAAAGGCAAGATCATCAGCAGGATAGCCTAAAGCTACTGTCCACGCTGTATAGACAGTATCTCTAATTGTTTCAACATTTGTTATCCAAGAAGTTGAAGTCTCTGGGGTATTGATTCCTGTATTATGCCACCAGAGTACACGACCTGAGCCACCAGAGGCAATTTGTCTTAAGCGTAGTTCTTTTAAGTAAGCCTCTAAATATTTCTTCATTTCTACTAGTTGTGTAGTTATTTCTGTTGTGGAAGCTCCACCATTATAGTTTAGGTTTTGTACTGCAAAACCCTTTGTATTCTGTCGGCTTATAGAATGCCATAGGAAAACAGCGGGACCAGTAATAGAATTACCTACTACATTATACCCATCAAAACAACACTTCATTTCATCGGCAACACCAGCTGTGTTTGAAGAGGTGAAAGGAAGTGATAATGTATTATAACCAAGACCACCACTTGTTGGTTGTGATGTTGAAGCAGTTACAACTGTATTGGTTCCTTTTAGTGCGCTTGCTTTAAAATTGCCACCAGTTGTTGCGAATGTTCCATATACAACACGATAGTTACAAAGAACCCCTCCTCCTCCGTTTCCACCTACTAATGAATTGCCACCTAAAACACGAACACTAGGTCCATTAGCAGGGGATGCAAAAGTTCCACCACTTGGTACAAAGAAAGGAGAATAGGTAAAGCCATAAGGTTTAATACCAGCCTTTACAATAATAAAAACAGCACTAGCTGCGGGTATAGAATTAAAAGCTGAAGAAACAGTAGCTCTTTTTAGAGTACCATCATATGAAATTATTCTTCGTTGTTCGGAATTTGTATTATTAGGTGTTTCAATTATATACATATTAGTGTAAAAATTATCTACACTAGATGCTGAAGCTGGAAGATCTACTGTGGTAGCTGTTGCCGCAACTATTGTACCTGTTAATACTGTATTTGAAGAACCATTACCCATATATTCCGCAAAAGCTATAGCATCTGTATTTCCAAGTGCTTCTGCTTCTGCTAATGTTCTAGCATTAATTGTACCTTGTGTGCCAGTTGCTACATTTCTACTGGTCCAGTTAGAAAAAGTCATTGGACCAAACATACAGTTTGCTCGACTATTGGTAGTATCTTCGGTAGATGTCGAAAATAAACCTGTTGAATAAAGATTAGCTCCAAAAGAATTTAAAGCTTCAATCCATCCATAAGTATAACCAAATAAACTATCACTACCAGTATTAGAATCACCAAAAGTAATGATATCAACAGAATCTGTTCCGTTTATAACATCTCTTAAAAAGGTAGAAGCACGGCTACTACCATATAAACCAGTAGAAGAGACTTCAGCTAGAGCTGGACTTAAATAATCTACTCTATCGCGGTGCATTAGATTGCTCCTACGAAAGCATTTGCTCCATCCGATACTGCGCCACTACCTAAGAATTCAATTTGAATAAGTTCGCAGCCAAGAGCATCAACTAGAACAAAAGCTGTATCATTGACAGTCGTGGCGTTAAAAATCTTTCCATCACCAAAGTTTTTAGCAATAGTAATTGGAGCGCGGAAATCAGTAGCACCATTAATAGTAATGTTGTTTGTAGTATCGTAAGTGACTGAGCCTTCAAATAAGCACTGAGGAACATAATAAGCGGTTGCGCCTGTACTATTAACTGCTCTTGACCAGCCTGTTACTTTGATCTTAGGCGATCCTACGCTATTTTTAAATACAGGAACAATCTTAAGGTAGTTTAGCGATGTATTTGGCATAACAACATAACTTGGGTCAGAAGTAGGTGTTGTTGGCTGAGTTGCTGTAGGTACATTGATGTCGTATGTAGTTGCTACATGCAAATTATCAACAGAGGCTGCACCGGGAGCAACAAGTTTCATTGGCTCCTGCACAGTCTTTAGCTGTGTCATTGTGTGTGTATGAATCATTGTTATCCTTACTCAGCAACTGTAATTACAGTTAGCTGATTACTACAGATATCTGAAGAATCTGTATGGTTTAATAGTTGTATTGTTACTGAGCCAGTGGCAGAACCACCACAGGAAACTCCGAAAATAAAAGTAGTACCAGCTTGTATTAAAGCAGAGGGTGTATTTGGGTCTAATCTAGTATACGCACCAGAACCAATCTTAAGACGAATCTGTGCGCCGACAGGTAAAGACCCAGAGACAACACTCCACTTTATTTGCACATCTTTTGTCGCTTCAAACACAGGCGAACAAGCTTGTGTTCCAACAATGAGCGTACTAAACTCTTGGGTACTAGGGGAAAACCAAAGAAAAGATAAACCAGTACTGGCTACAGAACGGGATCTTCCCCTAGTCATAAAGGCAGACCATGTTCTGGGTGCGTTCATTTCTTTTTCTTTCTCTTGTATTTAGGAAGTTTTCCTTTTGGTGTTTCTTTCTGCCACCGGGCAGCTATCTTTGGATGAACTGCGTACATGAACTTTTGTTGTTGTCGTGATTTGAATGGCATTATTCCCACCTTACTTGCTTACCGCTCTTCTTGGCGCGAACGCCCTTGGCGGTACACATTGACTTAGTTGGACGACAGGCAGGATAACCCCTGCCCTTTTCTCTTGCGCTCTTGCGACCGCATGGCTTACCTGTCTTGCAGTCGATCCAACCCTTGCCGTTGTTGCGGGAGAACCAGCCATGCAATCCTTTCTTTTTCTCAAGAGAGAAGTCGGCTTTCTTTTTCTTCTTAGCCATTACTTCTTCCTCTTGGATTTGTTACCCCACTTTGTAGCACCGACTTTGCGGCACTGAACCAAAGCACCCGATGCGTAAGCAGAGGGCCACTTCTTGTAGCGGGACTTTACTTTGCGATAGCATGCGTCTTTAGCCATTACTTCTTGCACTTTCTGCCTTTGGGACACGATGCTTTGGAACCGCCGGGACCAGCCCAGAGATCCTTGCAAGCCCAATATTGAGCAGTCAACTTGTTCTTGGCAGAGCTGCATTTGTGTCTTGCACGGAAAGACTTACGGGCAGCGGCACTATAGTTGTGACCATAGCCTGTTGCTCCGTAATGAATGATCTTTTCCTGTCCATTGGCACAAGCTTTGACAACTTTCTTTTTATTTGGATTAGGAGACTTGCGTGGTTTGTTGCAAGGCATGCTAGCCTTGTTTACTTTCTTAGCCATTACTGACCTCCTGTAAATGCGGACATATCTGCGCCAGAATTCTGGAGAACATTTAGGATTCCTTGTCCACCATTCTGGGCAAGATCTTGCTGTCCAGCACTCATAGCCAGATTTCCAAGAGTACCAGCTACAGCTTGACCACCAGCTTGCATTGCTTGCTGCTGCATCATCATTTGCTGTTGCTGCATTTGCTCTCTCTGAACATCTTCAGCTGATCGTACCCAATTACGAGCATCAAAACCAAGTGAAGTAATAAGTGCTCTTGCGTACTCTTCCCATTTAAAAGAAGCTGCTGCTTGTTCAGGAAGATTGCGAACCATTTCACCCATTTGCATAAGCTTTTGGAGATCTGTATCACGACTGAGAGCTTGCAATCCTGTAATAACTTCAACAGTTAAAGTACCATCAGAGTCAAAAAACTGTTCATACATTCGTTGATCTAACTCTTCATTTTCAATCATTAAGAAAACAGTACGCTTTACAATAGGTTCCATCAAGTCTCTAGCAATAGCAGAGAATGCTCCACCCAAAACAGTTTCTAATTCTGAACCAATCATACGAACAGCGGTTGCTGTAACACGGTCGCCACTAGGAATAGCTGAAGATGACATCAGGAATGCCTGACCAATCTCTCTTCGCATCAACTCAACGGCTGACTGTGCTGTTCCTACCTGTGGATTCATTGTCTGAGAAGGAGAGATGGTAAAGATATCCTGCTGTCTGGCAGGAATCCATGAACCATTCGTAGCTTCAGCAACATCATCTACTTCAGTAATACCGGATGGATCAATACCTAACCAGAATGCTGAAGATGCTGCCATTCCATCAAGGAGTGCGCGGGTATATCCGTCCAGACTTGATAGATCTCCTAGGGTATCTTCGCAGTGCGATCTCCCGTAGTTTTCTCCGGGTATGCCATACCACCGTAGGACCGTTACCGGACAGACTTCGTAGACACCTTCCGCTAGTAGAACACCATCGGCGTCTTCCTTGCGATAATTCCATAGTCCATCCTCCGTTTTCATATATTGACAATAAGTTGTTTTATACCCTCTCTTAGCAGACTCAGGAAGTGAATAGTGTTGACTAATTGCTTCTGGGTCTATAAGATCGTACTCAATATGAATAATTTCATTTACATCGCCACTTACTGTACGCTGTACAGCATAATGATCTAGTCGCGTAACTCTAAACTTAAAGTCATCCATCTCATGTACCAAGCAATCACCAACTACAATTAGATTCTGGATTGCTTGATAGATTGTTTCTCTTAAGTTAGTGCTGATTAGCTTGCGATAAACCTGATAACTCATGGTTTCTAAGTACTGACCAATTTCTGCGGTTGGTTCTACACCAGAGCGCAGACTAAACTTAAAGAATGGAGTGTCATTTAAAGGCATCATTGCCGAAAGCATTCGGCTTGCTAATGAGGTTACACCTCTAGCACCAACAGATGATGTTGGCTGTGGTAATTCCATTTCTTCAGTCCAACCTTCTGGTGGAAGGAGACTAGGAATTGTTAGAGCTGAGCAAAGTCTGGCTCTATATAGTTTGGATGTTCGCATTGCATCCAACATTCGGAAGCGATCAGCAAGATTCTTAACCATAACGCCTCCTTACTTGTTATTCATTCCGTTGTATAGTGAAGAATAAAAATCTAAAGCACGAACATTAGCACCTTGAATGCCTTGTGTTTGAGTTTGTTCGGCCTGAGCTTGTGCTTCTAAAATTGCTTCTTGTTCTGCCTGTGATGATTCTTGAATAGCACGCTGTTCTTCTGCCTTGAGTCTTTCGCGTTCGCTCTGTTCTCTGGCAACTCGTCTTGTTTCAGCGTCTTCAGCAGCTCTTCGCCGCTCTTCTTCCTGCTGCTTCTGAAACTCTCGCTCTTCAGCTAAGAGTTTCTTCTGCTCATCATAGGTCATGCCACCCTGAATTTTTGGTGATCCACCCATATTACTTTCCTCCTTGCTGTTGTTTCATAACAGCTTTGAGTTTATTAACGACCTCTATCTGCCCCGCTCTGTAAGCAGCTTTTTTTGTAAACTGCTCACTTGAAACAGAAGGGTCATACTCAAGAGGTGTGTAGATTTCTTCCAGAATCTTTACCAGTTCTGGGTCGATTCTCGGAAATTTTTCTGATTTCATTGTTTAATAGTTCAATTTGTTTAAGGGCTTCCTCTAATCTCTCATAGACATCCCGAAAAAGAATTTTAATCTCTGCTGGATTCTGCTGAGTTGGTAGAGTAAGTCTTAACTTTGCTTGTTCTGCGGTTAGTGACATATTATTTCTTCATCCTAGCTAGTTGTTGTTTAATTCTAGCTTGCTGAGCAAGTAGGTTTTCTTTATATTTGTTAATGTATTGAGATTGAAGTGGCTTATCTGTCTCAAACTTTTGCATATACATAGAACGGAGAGCACCTAAGTAAGTACTAGCAGCCTCTGGGTTCTTGTATGAGTAAACAACCTTTCGAGATTTATTTCCTCTAGCATCAAATACATCAACAAACTTGGATGTTCTAGTTGGAGAAGCTACATAAGCTTTCCAATCAAAGGATGGATTGTCGCTGGTAATAAAACCTTGGACAGCATCTTGCTGTGTCTTTAACATGTCTTGATAATACAAGTCAAATACAGAGCGTGTCTTTAATCGGTCTTGCTCTTCAGTAAAAGCTTTGATCTTTTTCTGTTGTTCTTCAAAAGCAAGATTTGCTTGTCGAGTCTGCTCCATTTTTTTCTGAGCTTCTTGCTCAGCAAAGGTCGCAGCATTAAACAGATAAAAAGCTTTGTCTGCTTTGTTAGCAGTAGCAACATCAGCCCCAATAGAGAACTGAACATCCTTTACTTGTTTATAGATAGGATCATAAACTTCAGAAAAGGTTTGTTCTTTTCTCTTGGTCAGCTGTTTTTCGCCAGTTTCTTTTACATATCGTTCAGCGTCAGTGCCAACAAAAGGCATTAGGTTTTTATCTATTTCTGCTAATGCTTTTGCCAGAGCTTCTTGCTCTCTGTTTAGCTCTTCCCTTGTAGCCATATGTTACCCCTTTAGATCTATGATCTCACACGCACCAGCGGTGCATGCCATTGTATGGGATGATGTGGTTGTGTCTGTCTTTTCATAAAAAGATAGGTTATTGAAATCGACAGGAACCATCACATATGTATCGTATGTTTCCTTGGTGATTGCCTCAAATGGAGCCTGAGCATATACATGGTCA